GAGGAGGAGAGTTGAGCAAGATAGAGAAGATCATTGGGATGCTAGGTAGCAGCCACGATGGAGAGCGAGCGAGCGCAGCTCTCCGTCTCGCTGAGATGGCAAAGAGAAGAGGAGTGACCATTGTGGAGCTTCTGAAGTCTGAGCTCCGTCTGGGCATTCCTGCTTCACGTCCCAACAACAGCTACCAACCATACAAGCACTATCGGGAGAGGGCACCTGAGCCTGATGATGATGTGGAGGAGGAGGAGCGAGAGCTCATCAATCGTCTGCTACAGCTACGCAGCAAACCTCTCTCACATCGTGAGCGAAAGTTCATGTATGAGATCGTGATGAAGAAAAGGAGGGACAAAGACTTGACTGTCATTGAGCGGCGGGAGGCAGAGGCAATTCTGGCGAGGTATGAGGAGCGAGAATGAAACAAGATGTGGATGGGCATCGTCTGCTCAACAAGCACACAGAGCCCAATCGTCCCAAGTTCTATCCATTCGAGCGGATCGCAATACGCATCATTGCGCGCTTTCAGGATCGTGGGCAATTTAAGTTCACCATGGATGAGTTCATGAAGGAGTTCTGTGTCTATCACAAGATGCGAAGACAAAATGTGACGACGCTTCTGCGACGTGTGTCGAAGAAGCTCTCAGTGACGAATTGTAGATTGGACCGCATCAGCGGTCTTGGGAGAAGTGCGCGTGCGGTCTATCGCACTGAAGGCTACTTCTCTGACATTGAGTTGAAGAAGGATTGAACCTCTTCCTCAATCAGTGAGTGCTGCGAGCGCATCCTTGCGCCATTGACTTCCTTCCAGCAGCACTCGCTCCCTTCCCCATTCTCCGTTCCATCACCTCTCCTCTCTCGCCTCAACACGCATACACTCCATCGCTCTCCTCCGCACACGTCGTTTCCCGCACTGTTTCTACGGTCGAAATTTTGCGAGGGAGGAGAGGGAGAGGAGAGGGAAGGGAGAGGAACTGAGCAAGCTCCTGCACAGCCCTGCAAGGCTCTGCAAGCTGCCTCTAGAAAGCTCTAGGATCGTGCGGGAGAGGCTGTCCGCTTTCCCAGTAGGAAGGGAGGAGGAGTTGGGGTTTGCCTCCTCCTCGCACTCGCCTGCGTCCCAGGGAGGCATTCGCGCAGACTGAGTTCCTTCCCTCCTCCGGCTCTGTGCCGGAAGTCCAAGTGCCTCCCTCCTCCCGCCTTTGCTCCAAGGGCGGACAAGCAGGCGAGAGGAGAGGCACTGCGAGTGATGGGCGAGCCATCACCCCGTGTTCAAATCGCAAACCAACCTGAGGCGTTGACTTGGATTACAAAGTTGCCTCCATCTGGCGTTGCCGGCATGCCTGTGATACCTGTATCATAGAACGCAAGCAAGCGAGACGTTCCTTCAACACCTGTGTCAATGAAGAGGATGACAATTTCAAACTGATCTCCCGTCACTCCCGTCACAGAAGGATCAGCGCTATCAAACACGCCATTGGCGAACGTCTTTGAACCCAACGCTCCTGAGGTAGCGATGCGTGCGCCGGAAGGAACACTGCTAAGGAACTCATGCGAAGCATCATAGGTGTAATCAGCTCCATCAACAAGCAGAGCCTTCACGCTGACTGCCGATAGATCGATGAGTGCCTTGAGGAAAGCCTCTCGTGCTTTTGGATAAACCGCATTTGACATCTTTATCTCCTAAGCAGCTTGTGCGAACTTGAAGAGCGGAACAACAAAGCCAGCATCATTGGCGTAGCGCGGATGGCCTACTGTGACGCGCACCTCTCTGAAGCGAAGCTCTTGCTGATGCGTTGATCCATCGTTCTGACTACCGATGGAGAAGGCTTGCGAGGGAGTTGTGATGTTGGAGGTGTATAGCTCCTTCGCTCCCATCACACCTTCAACAAACAAACGCCAATATCCTGTGCCAACATCTCGCGAAACTGCGAGATGATAGCGAGTGCCAATCTCAGGTTGGAACTTCATGGAGATGATAGACTTGCCAGCAGAGGAGGTATCCTGGACAAACGTCACAAGCTTCCAATCACTCGATGCGTCGAATGGATTTGCGTCTGTGGTAAGATAGAGCCCACAACCACGTCCATTCGTCACAGAGCGATATTTGCCTGCGAGCATACGCAGTCCAGTGACGAGTGTAGAGGGAAAAATGAAATGCCCTTCAATACAGAATGAATCATTTTGTCCCCACCAATTCGCATCGTGAGGTGCTGTGACTAGATCGTTCGATGCGTCTTTGTATCCCATGTTCTCTTCGAAGAGAGTAACAGTGCTATCAATCTTCGCTCCGTTTGCCATCGTGATCGTGCGACCGATAGAAGAGACATCAGATTGAGTTGTCTGTCCATTCGTTCCAACGAAGTGTCCAAGGAACTTCACATAGCTCCACAACGGATCAGAGGAAGATACCTCATATGCCTTCACTGTAGGAAGATACATGTTGATGAGTGAGGCAACAAACGGCATAACGAGATTGATATCATCTCCCGCATCAAGCAAGGTAGGTGCGAACGTCACAGCAAGAGCAGCAACACTAGGCATTACGAGCGACTGCGGCGTAGCAGCAACAACGCTAGGAGCAAATGTTGTTGCGAGAGGAGCGATAGCAGGAGGAGCAAGAATGTCTGCTGCGCTCCCTTCCTCCTGATCAAGCACGAAAGGATATGTTGCGGCTAAGGCTGCTATGCCAACAGGCATAGTCAGCTTCTCAGCAGGCAGGAATGCGGCCGCTGTAGCGAACAACAACGGTGTGTAGAAAGCAGACTTCAAGCAGGTATCTCCTTCACCGTATTGATCACAGCAGTCGATGCTGTTCCGACATCGAGCATGAGGCCTGAGAGAACCGTCTCATCACCTACACCCCCAAGCACAGAAGGATTAGCGCCAAGGTATCCAACGCCCCACGAGACGGAAGAAGCTGCGATCATTCGTATGCGCAACGCAAACGGCTGGCCGTTGTAGCCATTAATTGGAACATTGATTGTTGATGTCTCCCCGTTGAGCTCAAGAATGAACTTGTCACTATCTACGAGGTTTGGCGTCACACTTCCATCCGTCTCAATCTCAAGATACTGCCATCCCTCAGGAGGAGTCATATATGGAACAGCAAGATCATAAACTGGCCCTGAACCTAAATCCTCATCAGCATTGAATGTCTCCGCCGAAGTGTGTTCTTGTATGACCAGATAAAGACCTTCATTTGCAACCTTGACCCAATCCCCATTCAGATAGAATGTTTCTGGTTGCCAGTCTCCACGATAACGAAGATTTGCCCGTGGCAATGTCACTTCGTGCGTTTGACCATTGCTCAAATGAATAGTGATTACAGATGAGCCTGGCTCCTGAGAAATATCAGTGATGCCTACGCCTGGAGTTGGATTGTCAGCAACATCCTGAATCAGATCACGCAAAGTGCGAATGTTTCCATCCGCCTCTGCTGCTGTTAGGTTGCTGCCCTTAGTGTCCCTGAATACCAGAACCATGTTCCATTTTCCCTTTTTTGCTACGTGAAGATATCAAGCTCAGTTGAATCTCGGAACCACTGAACTGTAGTATTGTGAGGGAGATGGTCAGGATTCATATCACCTTCTTCCACCAAATGGCGGACATAGACACTCTTCATACCTTCAAATTCTTTTGTCATTGAATAACGATAAGCCTTGAGTCCAAAAATGCCCAAATCCTTTTGAAGCTCAAGGGCTGATGCTCCAAATTGTAACACCACTTGTTCCCCATGCCTCCCACGAAACGCAATCGCCTTTATGATGCGAGCATACCAATTTAACAAATTCGAACCAGAAACAGTTTGTGTTATGAAAACATCTCCCCATTGACGTGCCTCTTCATAATAGTCACCTGAGAGGACATAGGGCTTTTCCAACTTATTTTCATCCAGAGGAGGATCGTCAATGCTAAAAGAAGAAGGCCCACCCCACTCAACGTAAGCCTCAGGAGTTTCAAACGGTATGACAACCTCTCGCTCTTCTGAGTAAGAGAGAATGGCTTGCTGCATCCGAGACAGCTTCCAAGGGTCATCACCTTTACGCAGTGAGATGGTTAGTTGCTTCTCCATCGCTTCATCCTATATCATTGAAGTCTTCAATGTCCTCTGGATAAAAACCTTCCTCTTGTGCATCATCAGGAAAAACATTGATAGCGTATGGATGATATTTTGGCCTACCGGCTGGACTGTTAGGGCCATGTATGTGAAACACAACACCACGTCCCAGAGAAGAGTTAAATGACAAATGCGTCCAGACTGATTCAGTCACTGATTCTTCTATGTTGATCCCTGGTCCATGTTCGCTTCGAGTTCCAAAAACTCGTGACGTTGTGCCAGCTAAAAATGCTTGCCGGTATTTGACGACAATGCGTGGTCTTTTAGGATCATTGCCAGAATGATCCTTCTTGCTGAAAGGATCAATCTCAAACTGAGATGGACCGCCCCATTCATAGTAAGCCTCTGGCTTCTCCTCTAACAAGGCAACAGATCGTGGTTCTGAAAACGAGCGAGCACGAGTGAACCGTCTGAGGATGGTCATGATTGCTCATCAATCATCTTTAAATGGGAGGAAATCATATCTGTTTGAAAAACTCGGAGAGAAGGCAGGGACTGGAATAATCGGAGCATAACCACTTGTATGTTCCGCACCTGCCAAACGATGATCGAGATAAAATCTATGCTGTGTGTTATCAGGGCCAGACATTGCCCAAGAAGAAACAATTGTCTCAAGAGTGCCATGTTGCGATAGATGGCCTTCCGAGCTATCATCAATCACAAATGAACTCTTCCAATATCTCGCTTCTTCAGAGAACGTATAACGCTTGCGTGAATCATCATCATCATGATCGTCATTCGGTTCATCTATGGTGCTGAATTGTGAAGGAGCACCCCACTCAACGTAAGCATCTGGCGTTCCAAAACTCATGATGACCTTGCGAGGTTCCGAATAAGACCGCGCCAAACGTCGCTGTCCATATTCTCCTAGCCTACGGGCAAAGCCATAACCATAGCTATCATAACTCATGGCAAAGCATCCGCTTCAAGATCAACTGTTTTTTGAACCATCAATGACAAGTCACCAAGATCATAGATCGTTTCGAATGGACCACCCACCAAATTGATCAGCTGCATCTTCACCTTGGTATGAACATCATTCAAAGCCTTCTCTGCGGATTCAATGTCCTCATATGTTTGTCCAAGAACATCAGCTTGAACACTTTCACCATTCTCCACCTTGAGACCCTTGGGCTTCGGAAGTCCACCCACTAAGGTAGGAGAACTCCATGAAGCTCCTGCCCCTGTGGCAGAAACTGTAAAAGAATTAGCTGCTGTTCCTGCTTCAACCGCAATGACGCTCATCGCATTGGTATTGTGATCAAGACGGGCAGTCACATTTGGGTTCTTGATTGTACCCTCGCCATATCTCAAACCAGCAAAACCTTCCAAGGCAAGAACCGCACAAATCAGGTTGGTGATGCTATCATCAGTAGTGTAACCAATGCGAACAGCATTAGGCGCATCGGCTGCCGCTTTCCAAGTGTACAATGCCCCTGCAATTGTCACAGTTGAAAGCGCAACTGGAAGCTGATTCAACGTAAAGACTGCCTCAGCACGAGCGCCATCAATAATTGTTTCAGGACGCATGTCATTGAAGTTAACTCCATCATCATCAATGACGCCTTCATAGTCAGGATAAGTTATTGCATCATCGATAGCGACAATCTCCAACCCAGTGTATCTCTGATAGCCATCAACATAATCCTCTTGAACATACACAGGGATGCCAGAACTTGGATCTGGAAGCTCGTTTCCCTTACCAATTGTTCCAGCCACATCCACTGAACATCGTAGCTCTCCTCTTGAAATTGAAAAGCCATATCCGATTATCTTACCACCAGCTTGTCCACCTGGCATACGATCATCTATGATGAGCGCATTCTTCCGACAACTCATCTCAAGAAATTTGCTAAATGGCACATCGCAAGAAATGCGCACAGCCCTGGCCGTATAAAGTATGCGTGCCCGCGCAAGAGCGATGAGCCACTCAAGAGAATGCTTACCACGATCAGTATCAAAATACCTTCTCGCAAAATGACTTGTCAAAGGCAATCCTGAACCATCAATGTCTTCAGCCACGTTGGATGAGCTAATAGCAAACTGTTCAGATTTGTCCGCTCCAACAATGATGGGTTGTATATCAGCTACAACGCTGAACCTCATAATCTCCTTGCGTGCTCGCGTGACGTCATATGCGACATCAAAGTAAGGAGGATTGAACTTCCAGAGGCTAAAGAAAACCTCCAACTGTGAAGGATTTTCCTCTGGCGCATTGATGATATCGACAACGATACCATCTTCATTTTCGCTTTGATTGGGAACCAGATAGATGCCATACTGGTTGCCCTCTTGATAACGCTGACGAGTGTAGCGGCTCTCTGGCTGCTGCTCATCTTCTGGCGGCTTTGTGCTAGCACCCTTTGGCTCTCCAGCATAGGAGAGGCCAAAGGCCCAACCTCCTCCGATACGGTCACCAGTCATCGGCCATGTAGCTTCTAAACCTTGTCCCGTAAAAGATGTGATCAAGCCATCTTTGGATCCAGCAGCTTTGAAAGCCAGTTGAAGTTGGCGCTTCAAATCTATCGCACCACGCGCTGTCTGCGACCAATCAACGGTAGCCTCAACAACGAAGTGAGTGAGGGGCACTCCGCTATAACCGAAACGAAGTGACGGATAATATTGCTCATCAACATCTATGTTTACAGTTCCATCCTCTCCAACCACGAAATCAGAAATTGAAATATCATGCGTGACAGGATCAATATGCCAACGAGCAGACCGAGCTTGAAGAACATTCTCTGGATTGCTTCTCTGCTCTGGGTTGAACCAAATAGGATCATAAAACGGATAAACCTTCAATGTCTCTGCCAAAATCAATTTCTGTTCCTCAAAGTCTGCAGGCGCTGCCTTGTAAACCAGCGAGATAGTCTCTGCGTGAAGATCACTCGGCAATCCTTCTAGCCTGCCCAGAAAAAGAGGAACAGCAGGAGCACCATTGAGACTATAGCTAAACCAAACCCATTGCTTCCTTCCTGGATTGAGCAATCCCACCTTTGGGTTCTTTACCAACAAACGAAGGGTTGCAAATTCTCCCTCATTGTGCATGAACTCTGCCAAATACACACGTTCATCCTTTTGCGCATGCGTAGATGCGTTGAAAGGAACGGATCCATTATCCACATAGGCATAAAAGAACTCAAGCATTTGGATTTTTCTTCTCCCGAAATTTTAACGTCCAACTCACAGTCGCTCCATACTCATCCTTGCTGCTGTCAAAGCTAACAAGCAAGCAAGTCAGTCGTGGACGATAAAACACAAACCCATTTTGTACACGCACAGAGCCAGGAACTATCTCACGATTTGCTCCTTCGCCGGGTGTGCCTTCACCCCCAGTCGGTTCTTCATAATTTAATTCCGTCACACAATCAATGACAACCTCTTTCCCTGGCCAAATTCCATCAAGTGCTGGAAGATCGAAAAGCGAACAGGATATGTCAACCTGATACTTTCGAAATTGTACCAAGGACAAATCATCAAGTTCACCATCAATGGTTTCTAGCATCTGTGATGCTTCTTGAATCGGAGAGAGCTTCTCCGTCAAACCCAAAGCAACCCTGTCAGAGAAAGGAATGCCTTGTATCTTGAGAAGAGTATCACTCATCGAACATAATCCGGTGCCAGACCAGCGTTAGCAAATTCCGCATCACGAGCAGCCTTCATTAAAGCCTCTAGCACTTCAGAAGAACCCATGATGGTACCACCCTTCCCATTGATGTTCAAATTGATTGACCCCATTGATTTTGTTTGGCCAATCCCTGAAGCCTGAGAAATAGGTAGAGCAGCCTGCGCTGAACCTAATGATGATGTAAGCGCATCCACAAAACCTCCGACAGCAAACCCTTCTCCTACTTCACCAAGCCGCATTGAATTCAATGCAGCGAAGAAATCACGACCATACTTGCGAACTGCCTTCGCCTGAATGACAAACTCTCCCGAAGAGAGCCATGCTGGGATCGAATCAGAGGTTGATGACCCAGCTCCTCGCACAGAACCTCCTCGCGCAAACCCTCCTCCTCCAGCAGCGCCTTTGGCTCCAACATTGGCAACAGCTTGCGCAGCAGCGGTGGCTTTCGCGATGATGTCTCCTAACCAACGAAAGATGCCGCCCAATATCTCCGTTGCCTTATTCCAAATGTCATCGAACATACCAGTGAAGAATTTGACGATGGCCTCTGCTGCCTTCGAAGCCTCACCCACAATCTTCGCCAGCCAACGAAGGACACCAGCAGCCATATCCTTGAACACTTGAACAATCGCATCGGCTGCGGCCGCCATGTCTGAGACCCATTTGCCCAAAGCCTTCGCGGTATTGGCGATGGCGCCAAGCACAGACTTCTTGATCTCATCCCAATGACGAATGATAAGGATAGCAGCAGCAACGACTGCGGCGCCAACGATGAACATCACAGCGCCCCAAGCACCAAAGCCCGCAATGATGGTGAAGATTGTTCGAGCGATATTGCCCAACGCAGTGATCAACCCTCCACTGCTGAGAGCTTCTGCCAACCAACCAATACCAGAGACCACCTTCCCCAATCCAGAGAAGGCATAACCCAGAACTTGAACAAACAGGCCAATAGCAAATAGCACAGGGCCCAATGTTATGGTGATGCCACCGAGCGCAATCAGAAACGCCTTGATGGGTTGTGGAAGCTCCGCAAAGAAATCACGCACACCTTCGAAGAAGCCAATGATGCTCTCCCGATTGTTCTTGATGAAGTCCAAGATACCCTTCGTGGCTTCATTGAGAGCCGGAACAAAGATGAGACCAATCTGATCTTTCAATCCCTTGATGGCGCGGCCCAACAGAGTAAGGTTGTCACCAAACTCATCGCCAATCCTTGCCTGCTCTTCAGTGAAGCCCAAACCAAAATCGTGGAACTGTTTCTCAAGCTCAGCAATGCCTGCCTTCGTTTGGTTGAGGAGAGGAATGAGCTCAATGCCTCCTCTCCCGAACAGCTCAATGGCCAATGCTGACTTCTTCGCACCATCCTCCATACCAGAGAAGCCTTCCACCAATTCGCGGAAAACTTCATCAGGTGACATTTGCTGAAGCTCTTCCACTGAGAGCCCAAGCTGAGAGAATGCTGCTTGTGCCTTTCCACTTCCCTTGATAGCTGCGTCGATGTTCTTGTTCAAACGTCCCATGGATGTCGTGAACGTTTCCATGGGTATGTCATTCTGCTCTGCTGCGAAGGCGAGAGCGCCAAAGTCATCGATCGCAATGCCTGCCTTCTGTGAAGCCTTCCCCATCGCATCAGCGCTGTCAGCAGCAGACTTGGCGAGAAAACCAAACGCAGTCGCAGCACCACCAACCGCAGCACCCAACAAGGAAAAGGTTTGACCTGCTTGACGTATGCTACTCCCAAAATTCGTCAGTCTCGTGCCGATAGTGTTGAGGCTTTTCTCAACTCGCTGAAAGTTTGACTGGAGTTGTGTTGGTGGACCGACAAATTTATTGGCAGCATTCTGCATTTCTGTGAAGGCTTTCTCACCTTCACGGCCAAGCTCCTTGAGAGCTTCCAGAAGCTCCCTGCCTCCTTCCAGAGTGATGCGTTGAACGATTGCGTTGGTGGCCATCACTTGATCCTGGTGTTGACGCTTGAAGAGTAATATTCAGCAAGACGCTTGGAAGCGTCACGGAAAATTTGACGAAGGCTGAAGCGTTTGCGCAGGCGCACAGTCGACACGCCAACAAACACAGGCACTGCGTTCTGCTCTCCTCCCTTCGCAGCTGCGCGAAAGCCACGCAATGAACGCTTGGCGATACTCCTCCCACGCGCACGTCCAGAGAATTTGGCCATCAGCAGAGGAGGTTTGCCTGGATGCTGGACCTTGAACAATGGACCCACAAACTTGATGTAGTTGCGTGGCGTCATCTTCCTCCCTTGAACCTTCTTGGGAACTGATGGAAGAGGTATCCACAGCAATGGCTTTCCAAAGATGGTTGCTCCGCTCTCAAACACCTCACTGTAAGGTATCTTGTGATATATCCATAGCGCAGGATTGATAGAAGCCCCACGCCTTGGATACAAGTTCACTCGGAGCGCATTCTGCCATCTGCTACCAAACCCAGCAGCAGCAATGTTCTGTCGACCGCGATGCTTGATGTCATTTCCCACGCGAGCCATCGCATCAGTCGCTGATTGCTCAATGGGCTCTGGTATCTTATCAAGCTTCTGCTTGAGGCTTCGATCACGATCAAACTTCAATTGGAGCTTCTTGATGCGGCGTATTGCCTTGAGAGGTGTCATTTTTGTAGCTCCTTGAGCTTCTTCTTCACCTCACGAGGATCGCCACGCGCACCCATCACTGCTGTCCAAAGGTTTTCTGCCTTCTCCATCTTCACTCTTCTGCTGGCAAGAAAGAGGAACGCTGCCAACTGACGAGGAGAGTAGCTCCAACAATCCTCGCTAGAATGACCAAGAGCAATCAGGGCTTCGATTGCTTCTGCGATTTCATATCCACTGCCTTCCCAGATGCGTCTGCCTCTTCTCCTTTGCCCTGCGCCAGCAGACCTAGCTTGTTGAGCTTTTCCGCGAAAGGGCGGATACCACTTGGCATCGTCAACGCAAGAATGGCTTCCAGCAAATCAATCTGCTGCTCAAGATTGAGTTCGCCAATCTTCGTCTCCCATGCCTCCTCTCCCATGTGACCGCATCCAGCAGCAATGATGGCGACCACTGCCTCAGGAGCAATGGCCGCCCATTCATCACTGGACACATCCTTCCCTGCGAACAGTTTCGCAATCTCTGGAAACTTCCGCAGCAGAGCCGCAATAGCCTTCGCATTGACAGCAAAGACAACAACTTCAACGTCAGCAACGCGAACCTTCGCAGTTGCCGGCGCAATGTCAAGCAACGAAACCACTTTGCCTCCTCTTCACTCTTATGGGCCTGGGCTGGCGCTCGTGTTCTCATCTCTCACAGTGATTGTGCCAAATCCTTGCCCTTGGTCAAGCACATCACCTTGGACTTCGATGCCGCCCCACTCATCAGAGATAGGCGTCAACGAGGCACCCGGCTGGAAGCTGACGGTTGGCAATTCAATGTCGATCTGATTGCCAATGTCATTCGCACCAACAAACTTCACAGCAGCGGTGATCTCACTCAAAGAGAAGATGTTGATGACTTCGTCGCCTGCTGTATTGGTATCAACTTCACCCAACACAGCAAGTGCGAGGTTCTCAGCCACCCACTCTTCCATCACCATGCGCAGCGTTGCTGACTTCTCAAGCACCACTGTGCGATCCTTCGTGCGCACACCAGACATCTGCGAGAAGTGATCAAGCTTCTCAACTGCTGGAGTGAACTCGAATTCAGAAACGTTCCCCACATGACGATAGTCAACATCAGCAGGCAACTTGACAAAGACGCTTCCCTTGCCGATGTAGTAGTTCAAGACATTCGGAGGTGTCGCTGGCATTTCCCTTCCTCTCAGAGCTTGGTTGGAAAGAGTGGATACCGGAATGAGATGTCCAACCCCATCTCCGCTTCCATTGAGCGTCCCTGTAATACGCTTGTTGAGCAACCACGGTATCTGATCTCACCGTTCTCACCCACAATCGTCTGCAGGTCCACATCATTGAGCACAACCTTGAGGAATGCGGCGCGAAACTCATTCAGCTTCGATCCAACTTCCTCCGGTTTGTCAGCAAGCAGCAATGTGATCTCAGGAGACATCGTCACAAGCGTTGGAGACTTCGCATGTCGGCTCCTCCCGCTATCATCTTCCCAATTGCTCTCTTCGTCCCCATCAAACAATGATACTGCTGGGCGAGCTTCTTCTGAAATGTGGAGCTTGTTGCGTGAAACGCTTTTGACCCCTGGCACAGACAATGACAGGAGCGAAAGCTGAACCATGATAGCTTCTCTGCGATCCTCCGCCACATCAAGCTCCTTCGATCAGGACGCACATCACCTGCCCATCAACCTCTCCTCCTGGTGAGGGAAGATAGCGATGCGACTCAACTCGCCAAGTCTTGCCATTCATTCCAATGATGGCGCCATCCATCTCTTCGATGTTGATGAAGAGCGCATCGAGATCAACACGACGAAAGATCACAGCAGGCCTCATCATCTCTACCATAGGCCCACCAATGTCTGTGTCGTAGTTTGTAATCACTCCTGCTGACCGATCGATGGCCTGTATGTCAACGGCTGCGGTCGCATCTGGGGCCTGAAGCTGAACGGTGACAGCTAGCGTATCATACACAGGAGCATAGAGGATCGAAGAGTAGTCAAGACCCATCAGCGTGGCTCCAATACGAGGTTGCGATTGTCATACATTCCCTTCGTCTGATGCGTCTTGGAGAGTGTCTGCTCCACCAACGCGCGCGCGAAGTTGTCCAAGACTTCGATGATAAGTATGGGCTTCTCCCTCGCAATGAGCTTCATCGCTCCTTTGAGGGCCATCATCTCAGCACGCTCAACATCAATCTTGATCGCAGCGAGCTTGTTCAATCCGCGGATGCCATCTAGGCGCAATGTGCGCACAAAGATATGACCACGAGACTTCCGCAAAAGGCTTGCGCCAGATGTCAAATGAACTGTATCATTATAACCCAAGCGCGCATTGCCATCCTTCTCTGCTGCTGCTGCTTGGATGATCTCAAACTTGACGCCATTAAGCTCACTGTTTGCCTGTATGCGTTCCACCAAGTCAGGCATTGGCTCTATCGCCTTTGGCTCTGCTCCTCTCTTCGCTGCGAGAATGGAGAACAAGCCAGAGTAAGCTCCCACATCAAGAACCTGAACACCAGGCTCGCAAATCTCTGCCCACAATGCCAATGTATGTGGCTCAAACTCCTTCTTCGTCTGTATGCCTTTCACAATGCGATCATCATCAAGAAGATCGACTGTGAGGTTGCCAACCTTCACGCCAAAGATGCCCATGCCGCTCTCGCCCATTTGTTGACTGTGCTATGAGGCTTCGCCTTCCCTGCGAAGATGACCAAGGAGCATCCATCAGGTGGAGCTTCCTTATGTTGTTCAAGATAACGATACCCCAAGAAGAAATTTGGAGGCAAGAGAGGTTGAAGCAGAACCGCATTCGGCTCCAGTTCTTCAATGACCTTCTGATCTCCATACTTGCCTGCCTTGTCCATCAATGCCCAACGATCAGGCCAAAACTTCCGAAATACGTCATCACCATAATCTGGACCGAATGTCATCACACAAGAGCCATACAGGCAAGGCCATTCGAGATTGCCAGCAGCACGTGTGAAGTTCGCACAAATGCCGAATGGAATGTCGAGATCAGCAAGTGGACTAAGATCACCTACAATGACTGTGTCCAGATCGAAGTAGAGAACACGTTGGCCTCTTCGCCACTTGTGAGAGAACAAGACCATCTTCGCCCACCAAGAGCGCAACCGCATATCCTCTATGTTGACTGCCTTCACTCCGCACCTGATAAGGTCTTTTGGGCGATCAGTGAAGCAAACGAAGCTATGCTCATATGGAAGATGACGCTCCACCATTGAGCGTAAACGGGAGACATACTCAGGGGAATATCTGTCTCCCGTTCTTACGCACGCAACAATCATACCATACCAAACAGACGCAACAAACCCACAATGGCGATAAGGATCAAGAGAACAATCGTCAACGTTGACAACGCATTCCTTGCTTGATCATTCTTCACCATTGGGAGTAGGAGATACACAATGATGATGCCAATTGCGACCAGCACAACAAAGAACACGAGCAGCTGGACAAGGCCAATGAGTGAAATGGTTTCGACCATGATCATGAGCTCCTTGGACCTGATTTGTAGCCGCTCAGGTTCTGCTTGACATACTCACCAAAGAGAGGAGAGCCTGTGTAACGATCAACGCCAAAGCCTTCCCTCTCTGCCTCCTCCAACAAATTGTCGAAGAGTTCAATCAGATCTGAACGCCAATGCGTCCTCACCTGACCATTGAACCAATGCTTCCTTCCTTGAGCCTCCAATCGTGGGATCGCATAGCGGAGATGCGGCTGCTGCGACATCACTGTGTAGTGGATAGCCTTCAAGTCAGGATCGAAGAGATTGATGAATGTCTCGCCATCCAAGCAATTCCATGCGCCTTCAAATTGTTGAACGGAAGAGGAGAAGCGCATACGATCCATCATCACGCGATGCGAGATTGGATCAGAGCGGAGAATGTTAATTGGCAACATCTCAGGCTTCATCTTCTCACAGTCCCACAATGAGACGCAAAACCTCCACGATCCTCCTCCTTTTGCGAGCACTCCCTTGCCCTTCTCCAACTTTTGATTCCAGAGATCAGCAATGTCTGCTTGGACAATCACATCACTGTCCATGTAGATGGCTCTACCTTCGAAACCACAATATGCTGGCACTGCCCAACGGAAGCAAGAGAAGGGAGTTGCCCAAGTGCGCGTCTGCCATCCCTGCTTCCCATCTGAGAACCAAAAGCTGTCTGGGTTCTTGCTCAGCATCATCCAAACAATCTCAATGTCCATCGAAGAGTGCTTGCGCAAGGACCATTCCAGCACTGCTTGTGATTCAGCATCCTCATGATTCGCAGCACAACCAACGAACACTCTCACCGCAGACATTGAGCAATTCCCTCCTCAACACTCACCCTTTTGAAGACTTCAATGCGGCTGGTTGGCGAAGCATTGGTGACTTCGATGTTGGATTTTTCCATTTGCGGGATGACGTGGTTGAAGCTGGCAGCCCAGGCCTTCCACGTTTCAAAATCATACTGATGGTTGGGATCGTAGTGCCTTTGATTCGCATGCCACTCTCCTTCGTCATTGGGCCCATAGTCGAAACCAAACAGCACAATCTTCGTCGCACCCTTCAGATACGCAAAATTGAAAGCGCCAAACCCAGACGTTCCTCCTCCATGAATCACGCTTGGGTTGTCAGACAGTCCAAGCTTCGTATCTCTCCTCAAGTAGTGAAGATTGCGAGGAGGGAAGGAGAGACGATTGACAGTCCATGTGTCAGGGACTGCCCACCATATAGGAAAATTCACATCACGCAATCTCTTCCACCATTTGCGCAACTCAATGGTGTCCAGACCGAAGCCCACATCAGCCCATGGATAATCGAAGATGGCACCCTTCACAGCAATCGCATGAACCTTCCCTTGCAGAACTTCAAGGTCAAACTCCTTCAAAGAAGGTCCACCACCAATGATGATGGTCGGCTTCCTCCTCCACATAGGAGGTTCTATGCGCTCAAATCGCACAGGCTTCACCAAGATTGACTTTCGGAATGAAATCACAGGCACTGTCCATGCTTGTGTTCACAATCGGAAAGTTTCTTCTGTTCAACTCTTCCATCATCAATCGCAAGTCACTCAGCATCAATGGGTAGCAATTCTGTGAGACCTTCCAAGGATGCGGAGGATGATGATGATCATCTCCCTTCAGATCTGCTCCAAGCAAAACGATCTTCGCTGCTCCCAAATGCCAGGCAAGATTGATCGCACCAGTCAAAGAAGTATGACACACAGCGAGCTTCGAAATATCCACAGCAAGACCAGGAGGTGGCTTGAGCTTCTCCAAACAATGAACTCTCTTGTCATTGAAGGAAAGATTGCGCACTGTGCGTGATGTCGTCACAATCCTGTTGGTGAAGGCTTTCAGTTTCGTGTGATAGTGTCCCCAAAACCTCCAATCATGGAAGTAAAGAAAGTCAGCAGAGAGGAAGGCTTGAAAGCTCGCATTGATCGCGATCACTCTTCTCCCTCTCAATGATGACAAATCTTCCTGTAATACGCTGGGGCCGCCACAGATGATGAAAGCCACCTCTCCTTCCCAGATACGCGGCACACGCCAGAGAGGCTTCTTCACTTCTCATGCCCCAGCAGAGCAATGACGCAAAATTACTTTGGCCTGTCACTCTTCGGAATGGGATTGCCCTTGTCATCAAGCACAAGCTCCCCATTCTCATCCAACTCATACAGGCCACTGTCCTTGCGTGGGTCTTCAGAAGGCTTCTCAAAATGCCCACCAGGGCTCACAGTTGAACCCGGAGGAGCTGCTGTGCCTTCACTCAAGTCAGGACGTCCAGGTTTGCCGATGTCCCTCTTGTCACCTGACATTTCACTCTCCTTTGAAGCCCCATCCCTCGCAAGACTATGATCAGATGGTCCCCACCAGCAGCACACCAGGACGTGTGCAGATGTCGAGCGAGTTCATCTGACTGTCAAGCGCGATACCCTTCCCATTGGGCATCTCGTATTGCTTCGTGTAGCGCGGCTGCCCAACAGTGTTGACAGTTTCGATGTAATCCGCAGGAGCAAAGTATGTCCTGAAGAGATTGGGCACACCGATAGGGAAGAGATGTGCCTTGACTGGATCGATGAACTGCGTCCCACCGACCGCACCACGGTAGTTGTCCCACATGATGCCACCGAATGGGAAGGCGCCAAATGAGAGACCAGTCTGGACATAGCCTTGGCGAAGTTCTGCCGCAGCAGTCCAGCCCATGAAGGTGTCACGCACTTCTGGATGCGAGATGAGCGCATCGAAGAAGTCATCACCAACAAACGCATACACGCCAGTGAAGGGAGTAGCTCCCAACTTGCCAGCGATCATACGCACAACCGCTGCGCACTGCTGACGAAGAGCACCAGCAGTGGGAGTGGGATTGTCAAGATCGAAGTCAATCTCAGGCTCTTGCGTCACCCCAAACAGATCGAAGAGGTTCAGCGTGGAGCCATCAGCATACTGGACTTCACCCTTGACGGCGCCAATGCGAGAGTATTCATGGGTGGCTTCGAGCGAGTTGGTATGGAGTTGCTGCCTCTCAGCAACCTTCCCCATAACAGTTTCCAACTGCGTCTCTGTTCCCCACGCACGCACTCCCTGCACTTCATCAGCCATCACACTGTCATTGATCTCGAAATGAGGAACAGCAACAGCACGCAAGTTGCGTGGGCCTTTCGGCAGAGTGTGACCAGGTCCACCACGAGGAGTGGGCCCAATCAATTCAAGGATGCCATCCTTTTGTTCGATCACAGCAGCCAGAGAAGTGATGCCACTCTCATTGAAGATGCCGAGTTGACCGATACGACCAGGAATGAAATCCAGATTGTTGATCGCATCAGTGAGATTGACTACACTGAATGCGTCATTCTGGAAGATGTCCAACATAGTTCAGCTTCTCCCTTCTCACTCGCGAACAATGATGCCCAGCAGGGCCAAGCTCGCAATCATGTTGGCCTTGGCAGGATTGCCAGTGGTGTCCTCTGGATAGACAAGTCCATGGACATTCACCTCCGCATCGCGTGCGATGTAGGAGACGGCCGCATCCATGTCAGTGGCATCGATGTTGTAGAGAATGATGCCGGCTGCCTCACCAGACCCACCAGGGTCAGTCACATCACCAGCAGCATACGCGATGAGCTTGCCAGACCCATTGTCCGTCACCACAGTGCCGGCTGCGAGCTTTCCCTGGCCAGAGGCAACGATGCCATTCTCGCGAGAGCGATGCCCATTGGCTTCACTCAAAATGAAACCAGTGTTGGGCGCACCAACTTCAAAAGTGGGAAACATTCGTCACTCCTTCCTCAAGCGTTGAGGGCTGCGCGCTGGCTGGCAACCTTCTTGTTGAGTTTGCCAGTAATGCGAGCCCAAGCCTTCTTCGGATCAACTTCACTCTCATTGCTCTCAGAGCGATGATTGTTGATCTCCTTGTCAGTGCCACTCTTCTGTGCCGTTGTGCGGCCTTCCTGAAGAGCAGACACCACATCACTGAGAGATTTTCCATCAGCAATGAACTGAGCTGCCTTCGAAGGTTGACCAGCGAGATTGCAAGCAGCAGTGATGTCTGCTGTGCGCTTCTGCTCTTCCTTCCGAACACGCTCAGCAATGGCTGCTGGTGTCTCCTCTTCGCCTTCCTTCTTGGAAGTGGCAGCGGCGGCAGCAGCATCTGCTTGTGCCTTCAGTTGGCGCTCCACTTCAGCAGTCACGAGCTTGCTCACGTCTGGGGCGTCATTCTGACCGCCCTGATCGTTGTCTTCCATCTTCCGTTCCTCTCTGTTGGCGGTGCCACCTGACACCTTCGATGCGCGAGCTTTCATAGTCCACCCATTTGCTGAGGCGAGTGCGACCATCTTCTCAGGCGCATGCTGGTATGACCGATAGTCCCACTTCGCAGCTTTGCGAGCTTGGTTGCCATCGATCTTGTCTGCGTATCCAAGTTCCATTGCCTCCTCTGCTGTCAACCAAGTCTCATCGACCATGTGCTTGCGCGCCACACGATCCGGTTGACCAGAACGCTCAGCATAAACATCCGCCATCGATTCAGCGAGTGTTGTGAGCGCATTGATTGTCTTCTCATGATCGTCAATGTTGCCCATTGTGAGGCCAGAAGGATCGTGAATCATCATCATCGATCCTTTACGCATCACAATCTCATCCCCAGCCATCGCGATCACAGACGCCGCAGAAGCTGCGATGCTGTCAACCAACATCGTCACCTTTCCCTTGTGCGTCTTGAACTGCGAGTAGATCGCCATGCCCTCAAATGCGTCACCTCCTCCTGAATTGAGGCGCACCACGATGTCCTTCTTGCGCCCCACTTCTGAGAGAGCTTCTGCGACGTCAAGAGCAGTCACAAAACCATTGTCAGTGAAGAAGCCTTCACCGATCGTGCCATAGATGAGCAGCTCTCCGTTCTTCATCAACTTGCTCGTCATGATCTCCCTCCTCAAGCCGCAACCAGCAACAAGAAGTCTTGGTTCCAGCCTTCAGTGTCGATGTGCTCGCCTTTCGCCAGCACCAACGTCCCCAACCTCGCTCCTCCTCTCCCAGCAACAGCCGGCATAGGCATCTGCTCAATCAACGACACTGGTGTCAGTCTCTTGGGATGGTGCTCTCCCTTCCCATCAGCAGTGACGAGAATGATCGCACGACCAACACCAGTGACCGGCACAATCCTCTTCTTGCGCTTTGGCAAGCGAGGAACACGAACAACAATGCCGCCAGGCTTGCCCTCAACGAGAGGAGGAGCGAGAGCTTCATGAGTGCCATGTGCTAGAGCATGGACCTCAATAATCGCCGCGCCATTGCCAACAACTTCAGCAGGATGAGAACCTTCAGCCGCAGCGGTAACAATGACAATAGCAGAAGCATCACCAACAACAACACCAGAAGTCTCGCCAATGGCGGAAGCTGTAACAGCAATCGTTGCGGCCGCAACTCCTCTGACTCCAACGGCGCCACTTGCTGAGGCTTCGATCTTGATGGTTGCTTCGCCATAATTGCTCCCGTGCGTGCCATGGGCGTTGGCGACAACCTTGATACTGGCGTTTCCTACGCCAGTGTATGTCTCCTTGAAGTAGTCAAAATTGAAGTCACTATTGAAATCGCCAGACATCAGTTCTTCTTCACGACCATCAGCGCATTGAGATCACGGATGGTGGCGTCCCTGGCTTGGATGATGGCCATCGCCTTTGCCAACTCTCCTCGCAGTTGAACTGTGCGATTGCGCAGACCGTTGTTTTGCTCTTGAAGCTCAGCAAGCATGGCATTGATACTTTCGACCGCGCCCACCTGCTGATCAGAAGGCTGCTGAGGAGGAGGTTGTTCAGCCTTCTCCTTCACTGCCTCCTTCGCAACTCTCTTCGCCACTACTGCCTCCTCAGACATATGCCCATTCCTTCTCATGCGATACCTGCCGCTTGCATTTTGTCATACATGCCGCTCATAACAACACCCATCATATCGACAACGAGCCAAAGACGCGACACCATCTGGCCCAGGGAGAACTTGCTCTGCTCCCATTCCGACTTGATGGGCATTCCTGGGATGCCTTCCTGATCCTTCATTCGCGCAAAGAAGGTCTCTGGCTTACGAGGATCACATCCGCTGTCAATCAACTCCTTGAAGAGACGCGCTGTGGTATGGGTGCGCACCTTCTCATAAGCCGGACGCAGCACCTTGTATGGCTCACCATCAGGAGGAGGATTAGGATCATACTCTGCTGGCCATATCTGATTAGGCACCAATGCGTCCCACTTCTCCAAATTGACAATTCCCGTTTCTATGAACTCCTTGTCAAGAGGGATACACGTCAACAATGTGCCATCGTCATAGCACGCATCCATGTTGATGGATCCATTGCCCTTGTCAGCTCCAGTTGCTGCTGTATGAAAGAGACCACCGGAAATGAGAAGCCGCGCACCCAAACCTCCCGCAGTGATGGCTTGAAGCTGCGTTTCAATTTCCTCACTACCATTAGTGCCAGTTCTGATGATATTTCGCCAAGCTGCCCAAGTCTTGGAAACACTCGAAGCATTGTCACCAATCGCAAACACACCACCGATCTCATCATTCGCACCACCAACTGTATTTCGATTCAGACTGATGCTCGGTCCATGAGTGGCGGAGTTCTCTGTACAAACACATTGAATGATTTGCCCAGATGCTAAACGATTGAGAAAGAAGGTTCCTGCTGATACTGAAAAATTGCCAGCAGATATCACAACATCACCAGGATTGATTGTTGTATCGCCACCGATGCTGACAGAACCTCCTGACCCTGGCTGGATAAAAATGCGTCCAGGATAAGTTGCGTGCGAGTTTCCATACAAAGAGAGGTAAGCACCGACTGTACTGTCAATTGCTCCGTAGAGGTGCAAGGCTCCTGTGTTGTTACTCTTGTTGATCATACTGGATGATTGGTCAAGAGTGAGGAAGCCTCCACCAAACTTCACATTCCTGTCAGCACGATTGATCGCGATAGCACGTCCAATGTTCGCACCAGCATCATTATAAGCATTGATGACAAAGGTTGCTCCTGCATTCGATCCTGCCTCAGCATCATTGTCAATGAAACATTGCCAACGCTGAGAGGTTCCACTTCGAAAGATAATTTGACGAAGGCTTCCAGCATCAGCATCCATCAAGAGTTGCGCACTACTTCCACCAGTGCGAGAGATGTGAAGGTCACCTCCGGTTGTCTTGATCGTTCCTCCAGCATTGAACTCAAAGGCGGCATTCGTTATGCTCAGGAGCTCAATCGTTCCAGCAGGCCCAGCACCCAGATATGCGCTTCCACTTCCGATTGCCTCATTGCCATACAACTGAAGGTAGGCGCCACGATCATTGTTGCTAGCGAAAGCTCCTCCACCAGTGACGACAACATAACCATCATCTGCGCCATCAGCAGTGTTACGACGAAGCACGAGGTTGGCCGTCGCAATGATGTCTCCTCCTCCGATGGAGAGATCACCGCTCATCGTCAAATTGCCAATACCTGTGTAGTTACCGGAGATGCGAGCATCAGGAACAGTGCCTGTTGAGAGGTCACTGGCACTTCCAGAAGAAGCAATCGCAGCCAATCCCGTCACATCAGCAGCAGCAATGGCGAGAGAAGATTTGAAAGCAGCGTATGTTGTCTCCTTAATGAGACGTCCACTCGTGCCATCAAACAAGACCGGATTGTTCGCAGTGACGCTCGAAGGTCCAACAACAGCACCATCAATGTTCGCCTGAACGATTGACCAATTGGCACCTACTGTAGCATGATCGCCAGCACTAGTAGCATCGACAAGACACACAAGAAGATCGCCAACTTCGACATTGGGCCCACTCGCTCCTCCTATCTTGCCTGCGACAGAGATGCGATATGTATGGCCAGCGTCAGCTGCTGGATAATTCGGATTTGTGCTCGCATTGATGACACCCTTGAAGAGCATCGCATCATTGGCGCCAAAGCCAGCAGCGATGGCAGTCGTCACAAAGGCAGTCGTTGCGAGCTTCGTCGTGCTGTCGCCCGCTGTTGGCGTTGGTCCTGTTGGAGACGCAGCGAACGCAACAATGCCGGTTGCGCGCGTGATCGTCAAAGGAACGGAGAGCGCAGCACCAGCATCACTGTAGTTGATAATCTGAAAATTCGAGCCTGCGTCACTGCCGCTCTCTGCGGCATTGTTGATCCTCCAAACCCAACGAGTGCTAGTGCCGGTTTGAAACGAATAGTCGATAGCAAACCCTGCGTCACGTCTCGCAATGAACTGCGCAGGAGAAGCATCACCTGTGCGATCCAAGATTATGGAACCAGCATTGACCTGAAGCGAATTGGCCAACAACGTAGCATTGACAGTGACACCGCCAGTGAACGTCGCACCAGTGAGATTTGCCTTCGCATCAAGTGCTGTCTGAAGTCCAGACACATCAGCAATGGCAATTGCGAGGACAGTTTTCGCCTGCGCAGCTGTCAATGCGATGGGCGCTGCCGCTCCTCCGGTATTGTTGCCAAGGATCGTAGATGCGCCAATGCTGGCGATATTTGAGAGCCCAACACCACCAGCTTTCAACTGAAGAACATTCGTCACCCACTCGAATGAGGAGCCAATGTCACCAGCCTCTCCTCTTATCATCGCCTCATTTGCGATCGCAGTGCTGTATGCGTTGAGCTCAGCACCAGTGATGCCTTGGACGCCATTGCTATCGAAGTTGGCGTTTGCGTAGGCGAGGAGAGTTGCGCGCGACATCAGTAGCTGATCGAAGCTGGGAAGGTGATCGAAAACGAATCAATGCGCACTGGGCCGCCAGCAGCGATGGACGTTGTGTTGAGGATGATCATGGCGGCAGCAACACCAACATCGCCATCGAAGACATTGTTGCCATCACTGTCCTGTATGCGAGCCCAAGTAGCCTCTGCTGTCGCATCAGCGGCGCTGTCCTCTGTGATGGTGTCAAACATCAACACTCCTCCGCTCGCAGCCCCACCAACCGGATCAGAGAAGGTGAGTGTTGCGAGGAGAGTATTGCCAGAGAGAGGATCGTCACCGTCTGCTGGCTGGATGCCAGAGTAAATCTTCAAAGTGCCAGGTCCAGCACCAAAATTGATCTTCGCCGCAATAGCATCCAGCGCAGCATTGCGAGCAGCCTCAGCAACCCGAATGTTGGCCATCAATTCTCCTCCTCTTCAGGAATGGGCGTGCTCTCCGTCTCCAGAATACGCCCATTGCTGTCAGTGGCCAGAACCTTCGTGCGATGTCCTTTCGATGATGGCATATGGACATCAAGATGAATGGAAGGTGGATGGTTGTGGAGCACTATGGGGCGGTTTGCTCTTCCATCGCTGGATCCACTGTCTGCTCTTCTGGGTTCGCTGCTGACCAAAGCTGCATGATGCTGCGCTTGATGCGCAGAGCGAGAGGATGGCCTTCCATTGTTCTTCCTCCGTGGAGGCTTCTGCTCATCAATCTGCTTTGGTTCCTCGTCAGTGTCAGTCTCATCGTCTGGACTTGTGACATCTTCTTCCTCCTCTTCGAATGGAGATGGAGCATTGCCACCAGGCATCTCAATCTGAAGCTCCAAATCCTCAACACGATCCTGAGAAGCACGAATGCGCGCATCCGTCTCTTCTGGATCATAGCCTTCAGCCTCAATGACATCATCACGAGACTTCCAACCATTGTCAACTGCGAGCTTCTCTGCTTGACGATCCTTCAGCGGATCAATCCAATCCCACTTTGGCGGTATCCACTTCACACGGAAGTATGTCTTGGGGTCAGCGTTGAGCGTTGGAAGCTCGACATCGACCGCGCCAGCAAGAACCGCATCAACCAACCAACGGTTCCAAACTGGACGACAGAACTGGAAGACCATCACCTGATGTTGCATGGCTTCGATGCGCCTTCTGAACATAAGCTCAGCTGCGCGTTGAGTGCCATAGGAAGATTGTCGCTGATCACCAGTCATGTGCATATATGGAACGCCAAAGCCGGATGCGATCCCCAACAACTGCCGATACATGAATGGCTCATATGTCGTCCCAACATCGGCCGGAGATGAGAATTGAACCTCCTCACCAGCAGCAAGATCCATCATCACACCAGGCTCCAAGCCAAACGCATTGGGCTGTGTAAAGATTTGCGAGTTGAGGTCTGCTGGGTTCTCCAATGGCCAATTGTCGTCACGCACAGGACGCGTGACAAATCCGGCGAAGAGAGCTGCTGTGCGCTTGCGCTCAAGCTCCGCATCCTCATACGCATCGAAGATTGCGCACTTCACAATGGAGGAGATAGTGTGAGGGATGCCCCTGATCTGTCCAGCTTGCTGAGGCTTGTAGAGATGGAGCACTTCACTCGCAGGCACCCTTGTGCGAATTGGCAACGAGGCATCACGCATGTAGATGTCATTGCCTGGGTTCTGATTGAAGAAGTGATATGCGATCCTCCTCCCAATGCGATCAAACTCAATGCCGCATTCGATGCGATTGGTGGACTGTGTCTCACTGATGTTGTAAGAGATGTCCAACATCTCACTCTGTAGCAGCTGGAGTTGAAGAGGAACTGTGAGACCATCCTCCATGCGGCGTGCCCGCAGACGGATGAAACATTCACCAGCCTCAAACATCTCACCAGCTGCGAGCACCTGTAGCCCATAGAAGTCTGTCAGGTTGTCCGCATCGCACTCGTCAGTCCAATCCCGCCAGACAGTGACGAGTTGATCCTTCAGAGTTGGCTGAATGCGGAGGAGCGGAGATGGCTTGATCCCACTGCCAATGAGCGCATTGACAAAGCTCTCCTTCGCATTGGCTGCGTATGGATTATTTGCGCAGAGATATCTGGAGCGTCCCAGCACACTCTTGCCATATGTGCGGATCAGCCGGTTGATGGCTTCAGTGGTTGTGGGGACTGCTCGCAACCTTCGTCCAGACATGCCGGCTTCGAAGGCAGTGAACACTGGCGAGATGCCAGAAGAGATCATTCGTGCGCTGGCGCCAGTGGCGTCGTTTGCCTTCACACGCACGCGTGGCTTGCTGCGGGAGAGAGGAGCATTCATCACAAGCCCTTCCCACTTTGGAATGAATAATGAATGCGAGATGTGCCACTGATGGGCGTTCCTCCCTCAGCAGCAACAAGAGCCTCTTCCAATCCGGCGATGATTGATTCCATCTCGCTCAGCGAGCGATACTGGACAGTCGTGTCAGCATGGCGAACGATCAAGGCTCCACTCGCAACTGCCTTGTTCAACTGGAGGAGTTGTGCCTTGATGGCGTCGATCTGTGCTTGTGTGAGTGCCATTATGCCATCCATCCGCTCTTGCGCACACGACGATGAGGAGAACCCAACCCTGCGTTTGGCTCACCACGAGGAGGCACCCTTTGGTTTACAGCTGGCGGCGACAGCTGCTGCTGTGGCGCAGGGTTGGCTCTTGGCGGAGGAGAAGGCAGTGGTTGTGTGCGCCCTGACATGGCCAACAACCTTCCCCACCGGACATTCAATGATTGGAGTGCCGCATACGCATACACACGAGTGTCCAATGCTTCGTTCCTCCTTCCACCTGGAAGGAAATAGACACGCGTGGGAAAACCCTTCACATACTTCGTTTCGATCTGCTCAGCAGTGAGCTGCTCAAAGTATGCCTGGTCACGATCGATGGGGAAGTGAGCAAAACCAGGTCCAGGCTCCTTCACCTTCAGCTTCGCATAGGTCGCATCCTTCGCAGGATCGACACCAATGACGAAGAGATTGATGTTGAGCTTCGTCTTTGTGGCACGCTTAGGCCAAATTGGCTTTCCAGGTCCAGCTGATCCCTTGATCGCATACACTCGCCTTCGCATCCGGTCACGCACAAAATGCGACACAGCGGCTGCGTGGTGTCCTCCATGATCGACGCAAGTGGCATGGACAGGGAGCATTGTGCCGTCAGTGCGCTCATGCGTCTCCAGAAGATACTTGTCCAGATCTGACCAGATGTCAGGTGCTGATGGATCACCGTAGAGAATTTTGTAGTCCAAGCTCCAACTCTCTTCGTCAACTCCCCACCCAACAAGCTCTAACTCAAGACGGTCTGCTTGGACGTCCACGCCACAAGTAACCACAAGGACATCATCAGGAAGCTTATCGCCCCAATCCTCAACACGCGCCATCAATTGGTGCGCATCGATCTTCTCCGCATCATACTCAAAGGTCTCACCCAGCGAGGTATTGACGAAGGTCTTGAGCAGTTCTGAGTCCACCTTCGCATCAACAAACGCTTGTGCCATCTCGCCCAACCGAACCCATGGCGAATAAATCTCATTGATGTGGAAGCCTCTCACTCCGCGGAATGGTGCGCTGCTGCGATACTCAATCTTGTGGATTGCGCGCCAACGCTTCGGATCATCCCACAAGGAGCCACAATGCGGGCAAACGTATCGTGCTGTATGGGGAAGGTTTGGGTCCCAACGCACATTCTTCCATTCCAGCTTCTGCCACTCCTCGCAATCCTCGCAAGGCACAAACCCATAACACTGGTCAGATAGGTTCCACTCCTTCTCAATGCGAGATGCGCCTTTGATACCAGGCGTGCTCACCATAATGAACTTGCGGTTCCAAAATGTAGTCGCTCTCTTGCGAGCGAGGTTCACTGGGTCGCCTTCAGTTCCAGCAGAAGGCTTGTAGCGGTCCACTTCATCACACAGGACGATACGAATGGGGCGAGAGGCCAACGACGCAGGAGAGTTGCTTCCAGCGATGGTGATGTGGCCGCCTGGGAACGTCTTATGGAGAAGAGTATTGCCACTGTCCCTTGTGCGAGGATCGCCAACAAGACTACGCAACACAGGAGTGTCACGGATCATCGTCGCGAGACGGTCTTTGCTGAATGACTCACCAAGCTCCAGTGTCGGCATAATCAGCAACATCGGCGCTGGGTCTTGATGAATATGGTAGCCGATGATGTTGAGCAGCGTCTCAGTCTTACCAACCTGCGACGAAGTCATAATGACGATGGTCTCAACCTCGTCATCAGAGACTGCGTCCATGATGGCGCGCATAGGCTCATTGCGCTCAGTGTTCCAACGTCCAGGTTCAGCAGAAGCCTCTGGTGACAGATAGCGATAGGTGTCAGCCCACTCGCTCACTGTCAACGTTGTTTGCGGTCTGAAGCTTTCGAAGAAGAGTTGCTGGACTATCTCCTGACACCGCAGCATCATGGAGTTCTTGTTCTGTTGGAGCCACAAGCTCATCTCTGGCGTCATTCATCAATCTCTCGATGATGTGCTGACATTTCTTCGCATCCGTCTCCACTGCCACGAGAGGTGCTGCGCGTGCGCTCACGCTGTTCATCTTGGCGTTACATCTCGCTAGTGAATCACCGAGCAGAGTCACCAACCAACCAATCGGCACAATCTCGCCATTCTTACGGGCAAGATCAAATTCGCGGAGGAGTATGTCTGCTTGGAGCTTCTTATTGACCAATGACGCTTTGTCAACTCCAGCAAACTGATTGTCTTCCAAACCTCTCTCGCGGAAGGCTCTGCTCAACAACCAATCAAACACCTGCTTGCTATCGAACATGTACATGGCTGACTTCGTTCCTCTCTGGAGGAGTGGACAGCCAGCCTGTGCCCAAGTGCGAACAGTAGGAACTGTGACTTCAAACAGCTCAGCAATTTCGGAGGTTGTACACTTACGCCCCATCGCCGCCTTTTGAGGTTGAACACAAGTTTTCCTGGTGCTAGAGCAATGATGAGCCCTTGATCAACCCTCAAGACGTTTTTGCAGCCCAAAGAACCTGGGCCCACCCGTCTGGGATTTGACATCACACCATCACTCTTCGAGATGTTTGGATGACAATGCCATCATCAATGATGAGAGGGCACAAGACCTTCTCTCGCCACCAGGGTCCACTCAGTCACTCAAGCATCACATGCTCATGACTGATCGAGTAGGTCATCCATGGTGACCCCTGCCCTAAAACGTAGGAGAAGGGAAGAGGCTTTGTATGATGGAACGGTAGTTATCCCCTGCTCACGATCTGAGCAAACGGCAATTCCACAGGAAGCTCCTTGCCGAGACGCGTCAACAGCACACGTGCCTTCCCTCTCCTCTCTCCCACATATGTGCCACTCTCTCCTTTGAACAGTCCATCAATGACATCAACAGCAGATTGCGCGAAGAGAGGAGGGATAGCAGGCACTGGTGATGCTGATGCTGCCTCTCGTATCGCTAGCGCGCGTGCCTCCTCCTCTCGCCTTATGCGATCTATCTCCCTCTCAGGCACTACTGCTAACACGCCCCCAAACAGCACAAGACCTAACACATCTCTGTGATAAGCCACAACAGCACTCGATCCGTTGACGTTTCTGAAGAACAGGTAGCGTCTGAACAGTGGTGTCGTCACAAAGACCTTCTTACCATGAGCATGGCGAACCTTACGTTGCTCAATGTGCTTCGCTACATAGGCGTCAATGCCTACATCCAACAAATCCTTCTCAATGCTGAACTCGCGCTCTCTTTTGGTGAATGCGACTGCGAAGCCTGCGCTCATGCTGCCTCTCCTTCTTCCTCTCAATCTTCAAACGATCACGTTCAATCTCATCATTGATCTTCTTCCTCTCTCGTTCCTCCCTCTTTTGCTGCTTGATCCTTTCTCTCTTCTCCCTCAAATACGCACTGCGGCCTTCCTGCCATTCTATGACTGGGAGATTGGAATGATTGCCATAGCTGGTACAAATGTTGTAGCGGACACGCATGAACCTTTCGAGCTTCACATTGATTGTGCGAGACCTAGAAGGCCACAACAAATAAGCAGTGGTAGGTATCATATCACTGCCAATTTCCACAGGCTTCTTCCAATCTCTCAAGTCAGATGCTGGAACGGCATAGAATGACCATTCACCATTTTCAATCACACAAGCTATAATTGCGGAAGCTCCTCCTGCCTTGAAGTATTTGCGATGCCATGCGATCTGTGCTGGGCGAACCTTATGGAGCTTCAATGAATAGTATGGACGCCCAGTTTGATGATATGCTGTATGATTTTCATCAAGAATACGATCTGCCAGCTTTATCTCCAGAGGCACAGAATATGGTTTCATCTTTCCAACAAGCACTCTCACATCTGGAGTGCCCAGTGTGCCTCCTCTCGCATGCTCAATTGTCTCATACCATCCTCCATTGGTTTCCCACAAGGCAAGGAAAGCTCTTTTGCCTGCTTGTTCATTCTTTCGATCAAACACAGCATTCTCCTCCTTCAGTTATTCTGTCTATGATCCCACCAGTCAAGTTCCAGACGGAGGGAGGAAGTTAGAAGGGAAGGAAAAAATTGCTTCTCTCCCCTACGATTGGAACT